AAGAGAAAACTGGAAAAGTGAAGTAGAGATATTAGGACAGGCTGAGATTTATGATAAAATGTTTAACAACATGAAATTTTATAGACAGCCTGATGGCGGGGTATATAAAAATAAAGTTTGGTCAAGACGAGAATACAAATAAGGAGAATAAAATGGAAACATGGACAAAAAAAGTAGACCTTGGTGATGGAATCTTTTGTTACAAGGGTGTAATTAAAAAAGAAATTGATGTAATAAAAAGACTTGAAGATAATCTTAAGCCAGAAGGAGATACTACTGGGTACAGCTGGCAGCCTGCATATGTAGGTTACAAGCAACTAATGCCAGACTATAGAGATTGTAATGATTTTAAGTTTAAGAAAACAGATATAGAAAATGATAAAAGTCAAGTCAGCCTAAACCTTCAATCACTTTGGCAAGATCTTTATAATGTAAAATCACCAGCAGTAGAAGATTATTGCAGAATGTATAATATTCATAATTTAAAATATTGGGAAGCTTTTAATTTTATCAAGTATGGCCAAGGTCAACACTTTATGGAACACCACGATCATGGATTTTCTTATAACTGCACAGTCTCTTTAGTTTCATATCCAAATGATGACTATGAGGGCGGAGAGCTTTTCTTTAGACTGCAAAATTTAAAAGTTAAGGCAGAAGCTGGAGACTTGTTTATTTTTCCATCAAACTTTATGTATCCACATCAAGCAATGCCAGTAACTTCTGGAACTAAGTATTCTATTGTAACAATGCTTGATTATAGTAAAAAGTTTCATACTCCAGAAATGTATAGTGCAGAGGCAGATTAATGTTTAATATCTCAGTTGAAAAAACACAGGGGGCTTTGTTTGATATTCAGCCCATGTCAATTAAAAGGGATTGGATGGATGTAACATCAGAAGGTCATGCCTATAGATGTTTTCCAGTCACCCAATCAAATGTAATTGGCTGGAGCCTTTCCTGTGTAAAAGATATTGAGTTTATTTGGGATGGAGTTAATGATCAAACTCCAGATCATATTGAAATATTTAGTCCAGAGGGGTCTTATTCTGGAAGAGGTCAATCCTCTGTAAGCTTAAATACTGGTTTGGTTTTTAGAACAGACAAAGACGTAAGTATTTTTACTATTAATCCAGTAAATTATTTTAGTGATGAGTTTGAAACAATGTCTTCTCTGATTAGTACCTCCTTTTATGACAATCCTTTGCCTTTAGCTATTAAAGCAAAAGTTGCAAATAAAAGAGTAGTTATTAAGGCAGGAACCCCAGTTGCTACAATTATTCCTATATCTCTGTCAAATTTAAACGGTACAAATATTGAAATTGTTAAATACCAAGATAATGATAGAAAAAGACTAGAGGCAAACATGTCCTATGGGTCTGCTGCACAAGAAATAAACTCTGCTGGTAAATGGACAGATTGGTATAGAGATGCCGTAAATGAAAAAAGAGAAACCCAGGGATCTCATGAGGTAAAAACATTAAAACTAAGCGTAACAGATAATACGAAGGGTGATATAATATAAATATGGAACAAAATAAAGACTCATACACAGTAGTTAAAAGAACACCTTCTATAACCCCATCTGGCTGGTTTGGGGATAGCAAAGACATGATTGTTGAGCTAGAAAATTTTATGACCGAAGAAGAGATAGAGTTTTTAGAAAAATCTGCCAAATCTTTAACAATTTGGGATGTAACCGAAAGCCATGTAAATGAAAATGGAACTGTTACCTATGATTCAGATTATTGGAAGGATAGAGTTGCAACTCAGCCAACCTTAGACAAGAATGATCCTAAAATATCACCAATAGTTGCTGGCCTATTTCAAAGATTAAAACCAATTGTAGAAGAGTTTTATAAAGTAGAAGTTCACCCAACTGGAACAACCATTGTTAAGTGGCTTCCTGGACAATTTCAAAAACCTCATGCAGATAAAGAATTACATGAAGGCCCAGATGCTGGAACTCCAAACGATTTTCCCAACTATGATCTTTCTAGTTTGTTTTATTTAAATGACGACTACGAAGGTGGAGAACTATACTTCCCACTACAAGGTGTGCAGTTTAAACCTAAAAAAGGTGCTGCTTACTTTTTCCCAGGGGATAAAAATTATATTCATGGAGTTACTGAGATTAAGAGTGGCATAAGATTTACATGTCCATTTTTTTGGGAGATTAAAAAACATACGGGGGAGAGACAACCATGACTGAGCCAGCGCTTAACCCAATAGAAATATATCCACAAATATTTGTTTATAAAAATGTGTTTAAGGATATAACAAAGACGCACTCCGAGTTAAAAAATTCTTCAGGTCACGAAGACGAACTGCTAAATGAGTGGACAAAATGGTCTGACTTTGGAGAGTATTTAAACCCTACATTTAAAGATCATCCACACATATTTAGCACAGAGTATTTGCAGCAGATAGAAACTAAAACAGATAAACAGGAAGTTCAAAAACTTGCACTTCTAGAATTATTTAATAACTTTTATGCAGTAACAAAAGACTACGCTATTAAAAATAATATAGATCTTGATCAAGATAAAGAGATAACAAATCATTATGGAGAACAGGTAAAAGAGTGGAACAGGTCTGGACCATCTATAGCAAGATATAGAACAGACATTGTAGACCCAATAGCCATGACATATCATTCTGACTATATACGCCAACCAATTGTTAGCCCAGGGTACAAGTTTGTAATAACTGCTCTAGTGTATTTTAATGATGACTATGAAGGTGGAGAGATTGACTTTATTGTTGATGGAGAAGCCTATAAGTATAAGCCAGAAGCAGGAGACTTTTTAGTATTTCCATCAGGTCATCCAGACATACTAACAAAGAACGGCTCAGTCTATATTCACGGAGTTATGCCAGCAAGAAAGACAAGTAAATACCTATCCAGAATGTATTGGATGAAGTATTCTCTTGGAGATGATGAATGGTTTGAAAAAGAGAAAGAATTTGGAAAAGATGTTTGGGAATCAATGCAGCCAGATATAATGCAAAAGTTTAGAGATGAACATCCCAATAAAATTAATGCAGACAAAGAAAGAAGGATAAAATGAATCTAAACAATAAAAAAAGAATTACAAAGGACATAGTTATTTATGAAAACTTTGTTACTGATGAAGAGTGCCAAAAAATGGTTCAAGCACTTGATGCTCAAGCAGAGGGTGGAAAGTTATCATGGATGCCTATCTCATTTTATGAGTCATACTCTTCTGTACTTCCACAAGACAATGACCAAGAAGTTCTTGATGCTGGATTATCTCCAACTATTTTTTCAGATATTGAAAAGATGATGCCAGAAGCAATTGCTTCCGTACACGACTTAGATCCAAAGGTAATATCAAAAATTGGATACCATACACAAAAGTGGGAGCCAGGAGCATACGCAAGAATTCACTCTGACAATACAGATGAGCATGGAAAATCTGGGGCATTTACAAGAAGTAGGTATGCAGGCTTTTTATACCTTAATGACGACTTTGAGGGAGGACTGCTTAAGTTTCCAGCAAAAGACATAGAGATTCAACCAAAGGTTGGAATGCTTGCCGTATTTGACGGGGGATTTAACAACATGCACGAAGTATCCCTTATTACAAGTGGAGTAAGATACACCATTGGATCTTTCTGGGATGATAGAGAAGAGTCTGATTATCCACAGGAACTAAGAGATGCTTGGGCTGAAGAAATGAAAGCAACCAGAGCACAACAAGAAATTGAAAGAGCCGAATGGCAAGATCTTCTAAAGCAAGGCTGGAAGATAGATGCAAATGGAAATAAGTACAAGGTAGAAGATATTCTAAATGATTGAGTCCTTAAAAAAACAGTTGACAGATGCTGGCTATGTAGTTAAAGATATTACTCCAGAGCTATTTTCTGTTGAAGACTTTTTATCACAAGATCAAATTAATACCTTTTGGGATATTATAAATAGTACATCTCAAGAAGACTGGGAAGTAGAGTATCACGCAAATTTAAAAAACTTCTGTATGCAAAAATTTGGTAGGGACGATGTAGATAATTTAGTTGCTGAAGGTAAGTTTGAAATTACTAAAAATTGGAAAGATAAAAATTTTAATATATTACACCATGAGATATACAGACCATTATATGATGGCTTAAACTCAATGGTTGTAAAATCTGATTCAGAATTAATTTTAAGTGGTTTTGCAACAATTCAAAGAATGCAAGCAGGAGTAGAGTTAAAATCTCATACCGATCAAAAAACAGACCCATCTATAAAATATGCTACAATTGTGTATATTAATGATGACTATGTAGATGGTGAGTTATTTTTCCCAAACCTTGATATCCAGTTAAGGCCTAAACCAGGGACTATGTTATTTTTTCCAGGTGATGGGAAATATGAACATGGAGTCAAGCATGTAGGAGATGGACCAGTAAGATATGTTCTTGTTGGATTCATTAAAGAAAAAGATCACTATCAAAATAATAAGTACTAGGAGGCACTAAATGGATAGAGAAATACTTGAAGAAAAA